CTGTTACGTCAGGTTTTAGTAACGTTAAGATCATAAAAGTTCTAATATACAAGGATTTTTCACCTTTGATACTAGCTTCTAATATTTTTCTTAACGGAAGGCAATAGAATGGGACATCTCTTTCATTTAAATGTCGACACAGTTCTGGAAGTTCTAAAATGTTCTTCTTGACTGCACGACAAATATTTGCAGAGATTCTTGAAACATCAAAACCCCAATTAAGATTTCGTGAAACATACTCACCGACCAAATTATCGGTAGTTGCTTCCTTAGTTTTATTGAGGTTTATTTCAAGACCCAATTCTTTAGTATAGCAGTTCAAGATATAATTATGTGGGTCATAACACCATAGATCATCACCAACCTTTTCAAAAAGATCAGGCGTGATTCTCTTAATGTTATAATCCCTTTCATAAATGTAACTCAAAACCAATAAATCGGTTAGAGTTGCAATATCAAATGAACCTGCTGTTCCCATACCTTGGCCTCTACCATATTTAATAGTAGAATCTCCTTTACTTAAATCCCAGTCGCAGGTAACTACTAAATTATACCAGTTATCTGCAAGCTCGTTATTATAGAGCTCCTCTAGCATAATTTTTTGCAAAGAGGCTGGAAAAGCATCAGTCCAAGATGTTATATCGTAAGATTTAACACCTGGCCTAATATGTTTTTTTAAGTTTTGGAAACCACGAGTATGTGACTTCGCACTACTGAAACCTTTGAAATATTCTTGTGTAATACCTTGAACATCTTCCATTAACGGTTTAAGTAATATTTGAGTCCAATAGTCAGAAATGGCTATTATTCTCGACTTATTACCTTTATCTGCAATAGAAGTTAGTAACCTTAATTTTATCTTACGTTTAGGCTTTTGCACCTTAAGTGCCAAAGCTTCTACGTAGGAATATAAATTCTGATTACCAGTCAAGTTACATAGTGCACAAAATGGTGACCTTAGGGTTTCATCCTTCATCAAAGCGTAAGCTTCAATGTCGGCTGTTTCCCATTTTGGTTTTCCATTAGGACCGTTTCTAACAAAGCTCTCAGTTGGTTCCGTGATTAAATCAGGAGAATTCTGGAAATTATTTCTAATTTTCCAACTTCTGATGAAATCTCGAAAACCCACTTTGAACTCGATAGGGACGTCAAATGTGCTTGTTACATTACTCAAATCTAACTCTGAGTAGGCTGAAACTAACCGATTTAAATAAAATAATGATCGGATAGTTCTATCAGCAACTGTTGACTTTTTATCAACAGCCAAAAGATAGAGGTCTAACATCTTAAACAATTTAGATGGGAATTTATGAACCTTAGATACCGCCATAAATGGTGGATTCTCTGGAACATTACCCTCTAAAG